CCACGTGGTCAAGGCCATGCCGCCGGGCTGGGAAGCGTGGCCCAAGATCAGGTCCATCGACTTCGGTTACGTCCACCCGTTCGTCTGCCAGTGGTGGGCGATCGACGGCGACGGCCGCATGTACCTGTACCGCGAGGTGTACCGGTCGAAGCGGACGGTCGCCGACCACGCGAGGCAGATCGTCGCCCTGTCCGCCAGCGAGACCTACGTGGCGACCGTGACCGACCACGACGCCGAGGACCGGGCCACGCTCGCGTCGGCAGGCATCCAGACCGTGGCGGCGAACAAGGACCACCGGACGGGCCGCGACTCGGTGCACGGGCGGCTTCTGGTGCAAGGCGACGGACGGCCACGGCTGTACCTGCTCGACGGCTGCACGGTCGAGACGGACGCGGACCTGTACAACGCCAAGCGGCCGACCTCGACGCTGGCTGAGTTCGACGCGTACTGCTACCCGCCTGGTCAGGACGGCAAGGCGGCCAAGGAAGAGCCGATCAAGGCCAACGACGACGGCCTCGACGCGCTGCGGTACGCGTGCATGTACTTCGACGGGCCCAAGGCGTCGATGGGCGCATGGGTCGGGCGTGTCGCCGACGCGGGTACACTGGATGAGGCGACCGAATCACGCGGATGGGCATGACCACCATGGCAAAGCGAACCACCAAGAAGGCGATTGAACCTGACCAGCGCGAGATCCCCGGCGCGTGGGTGTCGGCGTCGCTCATCCCGGGCGAGTCGTCGACCTCGTACAACAACCAGAACACGGGGCGCGACTACGAACTCGTGACTCGCGGCATCACGGGCACGGCCTACCGGGCGGCGACGATCAACGCCACGGTGCTGTCGGGCCAGACCTTGCGGCTGTTCCGCAAGACCGGCACGGGCATCGCCAAGGCCGGCCGCAAGGTGGTCGATAAGCGGATCGTCAAGCACGCGACCAACCGCGGGCGGGTGAAGAGCCTGATCGGCAAGGCGGCCACGTACGCCAACCGGGCGGGCGACGAGGTCGAGGAGGTGCTGGACCATCCGGTGCTCGACCTGCTGCAGAACCCCGATCCCATCTACACCGGCAGCATGTGGATGCACATGCTGTTCTGGTTCAAGGAGGTGTCGGGCCGCGCGTACCTCTACGTGGGCGAGAAGGTCAACGGCGTGCCGGTGTCGGCCTACATCCTGCCCTCGCAGTTCGCCTGGCCGATGCTGTCCGACACGGGCTTCATTGCCGGGTACTACTACGGCAGGAATCGGTCGGACCCCATGCGGATTGCGGCCGAAGACGTGGTGTACCTGCGGCAGCACGGCAGCCCGGTGCACCCCGCCGGCGGCATGTCCTGGCTGTACAGCGTCATGGCAGAGACCGACATGGAAGCCGCGGCCCTCCAGGCTGAGGCCCAGCGGTGGCTCAACGGCGGCATGCCGGGCATGGTGTTCAAGGCGGCCCCGACTACGACCGACGCCCAGATGCGGCAGATCAACGCGCACCTGAACCAGAGCACTAGGGGCGTCGGCAAGGCGGGCTCGATCCTGCTGCTCCGCGACACGGAGTTGATCCAGTACGGCACCAAGCCCCACGAGATGCAGTACGTTGAGGGCATCACCACGACCGAGAAGCGAATCTACGACGCGGCGGGCATCCCCGAGCCGATCTACCGGCTCAACTCGGCCAACCTCGCGTCGGCGACGGTGGCGAACGCCCAGTACATGCGGTACACCATCGCCCCGCGGCTCGCCACGCTCGCAGGCGAACTGACCGAACTGCTGTTGCCGCACTACGGCGTCGAGCCAGGGGACATGTGGTTCTGCTTCGACGACCCGACGCAGGACGACCAGATTGCGTTGGCGACGGAACTGCGGGCGGCCGAGGCGCAGGGCATCATCACCCCCAACGAGTACCGCGCGGTGATGGACCTTGAGGCGCTGCCGGACGAGGCGAACCTCATGCGGTACCGCCAGACCGAGGCGCCGGCCCCGATGGGCATTTTCGGCGGCGGCATGCCGACCCCGGCGAAGGCCGAGGACATGCCCAGCAAGGACGTTGGCGAGGCGTCGGTGGACGTCGAGCAGCCGACCCCCGAAGACGCCCCCGAAGTCACCCCCGAAGACGCCCCCGAAGTCGAGGCCAAGTCGATGGCGACCAAGCCCCGGGTTCCCCGCAAGTACAAGGCCGCGACGCTGTGGGACGAGGCGACCGGCGTGCCGACCGTGGGCAGTTCGCTGTTCCGCCGATTCCTGTCGGCGTTGACCGGCTGGTACACGACGGCCGTGCCGAGCATGATCGACGACACCGGCATCGTGCAGATGCCCGACAATGCCGCCATCGCGGACCTGAACAAGATCGCCGATCGGTTCGTCGCCGACATGCTGCGAACGGGTGCGATGGACGGCCTCGCCAAGATCGGCATGGACCCCGACGACGGCGCGTTCAACGTCGCCAGCGAGACGGCCATGTCGTACGTTCGCAACCGCGGCCTCGAACTGGCCAAGACGATCCCCGAAACGCTCAAGGGCCACGTGGCCGTCGCCATCGAGAAGCAACTGGCCGCGGGCACCAGCATCGCCGACCTGCGCGACGCCATCCGCGAGGTGGCCCCGGACCTGACCGAGTGGCAGGCCGTTCGCATCGCCAGGACCGAGACGGCCATGGCGTACTGCGAGGGCAACCGCCAGGCATGGGAACAGCAAGGCGTGGCGACCAAGGCGTGGAGCGTCGCGGGCGGCCCGTGCCCCATCTGCGAGGGCATCGGCGAGGCCTACCCCAACGACATTCCGATTGGCGAAGCGTTCTCCACGGGCAGCGGCTCGTGGCAGGCCCCGCCCGCACACCCGAACTGCCGGTGCGACCTGCTGCCCGGCGTGGAGTACGTCGATGACGAGTGACCGTGCAACCCAGATCGTTCAGGCCATCCGCCGCCGGGCCGTCGCTACCGGCGTCCTGACCAAGGCCGACAGCCCGATTGGCGTGATGGCTGGCAAGCAGACCTACCACGCCAAGGCCAAGGTCAAGCAGGCCGCGGGGCAGCCCCTCGAGGTGATCTGCTACGCCTCGACGGCGGCGGTCGACCTGGAGCAGGAGGTGGTACTGCCCAGCGGCTGCGACATGCAGACGTACCTAGGCGTGAACCGCAACCTGTTCGTCGATCACAACTACGACGTGTGCTCGGCCGTGGCCACAGTTCGGAGCATGTCGCTCACGCCGTCGGGCTGGCTGTGCCACGGGGTGTTCCATGACGACATGACCAACCCGTACGTCCGGGCATGCGTGGCCCTGGCCAAGGCGGGAACGCTGGCCATGTCGATCGGCTTCGAGGCCCTTGAGTGGGGTGCTCCGACAGCCGCCGAAATGGTGGCGTACCCCGGCATCGAGTCGATCGTCCGCCGGTGCAAGGTTCTTGAGGTGTCGTACACCGCCCTGCCCATGAACGTGACGTGCCGCATGGTGTCGGGCGGCGGCCGCGACATGGCGGCCAGCGACAAGAGCCGTAAGGCCCTTCTGGAGGCCAAGGTGCCCGACCGCGTGATGGCCGACTTCGGGGTGCGGGCCGTGCGAACGATCGTCCTGCGGTGACGCGGGTACACTGACGACGCATTCCCTCCTTCTCCCTGCCAGCGATGCGACGGCACGCTGGCGGGTTCAACCGAATACACCTGCAAACGGCAGGTATCGCACGCCGGCCCGAGTGTTTCGCGCCGCGTGCCGTGCCGAGTCCGAGCAGAGAGCCCCATGTTTGCGGCCACGCCGCGAAAGGTTCTCATGCTCACTCGCAAGACTCTCATTGACTCGCTCAAGGCCAACGGCCTGACCGGCGAAGTCACCATCGACTCCGCCAAGGCGTACATCGCCAAGTTGGACGCCGATGGCATCAAGTTCACCGACGCCGACGGCGCCGCCATCGACGTCGACGCCGTGTGGTCCACGTTCTCGGCGGTCAAGGTCGCCGACGATGTGGCCTCCGTGAAGGGCAGCAAGGCCCCGCACGCGGCCATCGCCGACAACGACGAGCCCGTCAGCGGCGGCACGCCGCAGCGGTTCAGCATCGGCAGCAGCATCAAGAAGGCGTACGCCGCGAAGATCAAGAGCGGCCGCGCCGTGTTCCACGACGCCGATCAGGCCGAGGCCTTCGGTTCGTGGGCCCGCCTCGCCCTCCTCGGCACGTACGACTACGGCTCCCAGAAGCGTGCCGACATCGACATCTGCCGCAAGGCGCAGGTGGAGTTCAACAACCAGTTGGGCGGCGCGCTCGTCCCCATCGAGTTCCTCCCGAACCTCGTGTTCCTCACCGAACAGTACGGCATCGCCCGCAAGGTGGCGAACGTGGTGCCGATGTCCCGCGACGTCATGACGGTGCCCCGCAAGACGGGTCTCGCGTCGATGGTCCCCGTGGCCGAAACCGGCACGATGACCCCGGCGGACAACTCGTACAACAACGTCACCCTGACGGCCAAGAAGTACGGCGTGCTGTACCAGATCAGCCGTGAACTGATGGCCGACTCGGCCGTGAACATCGCCGACGACGTTGCCCGCAGCATCGCCGAATCGCAAGCGATCGCGGAGGACAACGCCTACTTCCTCGGCGACGGCACCTCGACCTACGCCAACCAGGTCGGCCTCGCCAATGCCCTGCCAGCCTCGGCATACATCGACGTCTCGCTCACGTGGCCGAATATGACCGTCGCCAGTTTTACCACGGTGATGGGCAGCGTCGAGAACGTCAACCCGGCTCGCCTCGCGTTCGTCTGCAGCCGTCAGTTCTTCGCCCAGGTCATGCTCCGCGTGG